GAATGTTCACAACCATTCCATCCTGATCGCTGACGAAACAAGCTGGAGTGGTTTCATACCTGAAACAAAAGACAGATTGTGGGAGAAGTCCGAACTACTAGATAGATCGGAATTAGTGCATGGGAATCTTCCATGGTTACAATCCGCCCACGGATTGGGGACGCGTTACACGTTGGATTGGGCAGACTCCTCAGAGTTTGAACAAACAATCAGGTATGCTGCCAAAGTGGCATACATGACGAAGCCTATCAAAGCACCAGAAGGAAAAAGAATGGAGTTATCCAAATTCTTTAACGGCTTTGGAGGGCGTACATATCCACGACTATCCCGACCTTTTGGGATGTGGATGCGGCAACAAAGTTTGCCTTAAGTTCTTAAACTGTTAACGGTAGGGCCTCTTATGGCCCGAAACCGGAAAGACGCTCACTACCCAGTAGTTAGAGAAGGACGAATGCGATTTACAGGGCCAGTGATCACGCCCCAAATCGAAGTTAACATCGAACAATATTTGTCGAAAGTTAATCGGCGGCTTTACCGTCAATCACGCAATTACACGATGAAGTTAGACATCGATGCAGTTGCAACTCAAACATACCAGGTGTATGCGCTCAGCGACACATGGATGACCGAGAATGCTTTGAAGATGGGATACGCTATGTATCTCGAGAATTCAGAAGCAGCTCGTGATCGGCTCAAGGATAACGCAGTTGCTCGTTGGGAAGATTTCCGAGTTCGCTCTGGTACTGATTACCAGAAGTTGAACCCACTGCAGTTTGAAGTGGCAACAGGACCGGCTACACCCCGGGAACTGGGTACAGGTGAATTCGATATCACTCAGGTAGTGGATGCTAACGGTACGACACGTGAGTTCACGTGGGGTGCTGGCAGCGCAACACTATATTCCCTCCCTGGGGAATACGACAAGGCTGGCAACGCCAGTCAAGACCCAACCTTCAGTACTGGCGATATGCCATATGATGATTTACAGGCTGATGATTCCGCACTTATTGGCGAGGATCTACAGAACAGAGGCAATTTGCCTCCTTACCATGCAACCGGCGTTAACGCCGATCGTCAATGGGTCCAAGTCGCTACTCTTAGCGCTGGGGCAGCACAAAGACTCTCCACTGGGTTCTTCAAGGCACCCTGTGGTATTGTGCTAATCACTGCAGGCGCAGCAGGTACAGAAGCGGTCGCCACTGGCCCGCTATCATGGACCGTCAAAGCAGGCGATTACAAGGGTGTTCACGCACCAACTATGTTGGAGTGATCACCGTGGAACAGGATACTTCAGAAACTGTTCAACAGGCTGCAAAAGTACTCTCAGTACTCAAGCACGTAAAGGAAAACAACCTATCGTATCTCATGGGTGTTTTTGTTTTGCATAGCATGGGACTCCTGGAACAGGTGTTTGCGTATGGCCAAGGAATGTGCTGACACATTACCAGAAGGCATTCCTACAAAATGCGATTCCTGCGGATCACAACCTCGAGTTGAAGACGTAGGAATTATCCTGCCTGAATTTACAGGTAACGAGATGGTTTACCATGTTCGTTGTTACCAATGTGGTGAGGAGTGGGTCGATTGACCTCACTTCAATCTTCTCTACTACGGGCAGCACGTGGTGGATACGTGCCACCTTACGATCGTCGAGAAAAGCACATGCCTGGCATGAATTTTTGTGGACCTGGAACGAACGTAACAAAGCGCTTGCGCGATGGTGTGCGTCCTATGGACGCTATGGACAAGGCTTGCCTTCAGCATGACCTTGTGACCGAGCCCCGAGGTCCTTACACGTCTAAGGGTAACCCAAGGCTCCTTCGGAAAGCCGATAAGAAGCTCCTTCTTGCCTCTCTGAAGTTAACTGCAGAAGGCTATGAGCCATCTTGGATCCCCAAGGCCGTTGCTTCAGCAATGACGGGCTTATTGTTAACAGGCGCCAGGGGCCGAAAGTGAATCTGAAAGATTCCTTGTTAATATACACTACCTGCGAAAATATAACATAGTTATTGAGTGTGGGAGTATCATGGAAGAAATGCACGTGGTTGCTTGCAAATGCGGGAAGAAGTACATGAAAAAGAAGACCGTGAGGGCAATATCGGCCTGTCCGAAGTGTAACGTCTATTGTTCGAGGAGGTCTGCCCAGTGAATAACTGGAAAATAGCGGACCCGATTGCCTATGCCCATGAAGGATGTTTGGGCAGCAGTAGCGATCGGAACGATACAAGTCTTTGTGCGAGGTACACCATGTGTCCGAAGTGCGAAAAGCGCAGAGCATCGAAAAGGGCGTGGGGATTGAACAATCGCCTGAAGAGCGAACTTGAGATGGCGGAGGATGAAGGATCCAAACTGAAGGTTGGAGTACTGACCACCACATTACCTGGTAAACACCATGTGAGTGGAATCCGGCACAAGAGTCTCAGAGATCAGTATGAATATCTGAGTGCCAGGACAAACTTGTATGGCTTGGGTGGTGCAAAATCTATGCGTGGGCTCAACTACGCATTGGCCCAAAATGGGGTACACGCAGGGTGCCACAATGTCGAGTTTACTTACAACGAGCAAGCGGGGTGGTGGAATGTTCACAACCATTCCATCCTGATCGCTGACGAAACAAGCTGGAGTGGTTTCATACCTGAAACAAAAGACAGATTGTGGGAGAAGTCCGAACTACTAGATAGATCGGAATTAGTGCATGGGAAT